TACTTGGTATCGAGTGATAGTAGAAACAAATTTATAACAAATTTAGTTGCAAGTCTTAAAGGTAATACATTAGTATTGTTTCAATACGTAGAGAAACATGGTGAAGTGTTATATCCTATGTTAGAAGGGAGAGTTAAAGACTTACACTATGTCTATGGTGGAACAGACACGGAAGACAGAGAAACAGTTAGAGAGGTTGTAGAAAAGTCAGAAGATAGTGTCATACTAGCGTCATACGGAACCTTCTCTACTGGTGTTAACATAAAGAAAATTGATAATGTAGTTTTTGCAAGTCCTTCTAAATCAAGAATCAGAAACTTGCAGTCCATTGGTCGTGGTCTAAGAAAGACTGAGGGTAAAGAAAAAATGAGATTATTTGATATTGCAGATGATTTACAATGTGATAATTTCACCCTTGGTCACCTCAAAGAACGTATAAATATTTACAACGAGGAAAATTTTTCATACGAAATAAAACAATTTGACTTAGACTAATGGCAACCCCAAACGATTTACTAACACAAAATTACGAAGTGGTAAAACTGAAGACTGGTTCAGAGATTGTTGGTATGGTCAGAGAAACCAGTGAAGGTATAGACGTGACACTTCCTATGATATGTCACTTATCAGTTCAACAACCAATCAATCAAACACTTGCAACCTTTTATCCGTATGCACCTTTGAGTGAAGACCCAATCATTAAGATTCCTTTTGACCAAGTGTTGCATAGAAGTAATATGAATTCTCAATTCATTCCGTTCTATGACGAAGCTTCTGCAAAGTGGTTGAAAATGGTTGAAGATAAAAACATTCCTCTAACGAATGACATTCATGCATCAAAAGATTACATGAGAAAAGCAGTTGACCAAATTCTTAAGAATGTCAAAGAAGAAGATTTGTATGACGAGTTCTATGAACAAGCACTCGAAGACGAATTCGAAACTGCAGTCCCACCAACCGATAAAAAGAAAATTCACTAAACCTATTTCTTAGGATTTTAATTTACCTATATAGTATCGTTATTACGAGAAGTTATAACATATTATTAGTAGTAATTATATTTACATAAGGAAAAAACCATGACCAAAGCTATATTGATAGCGAAGAGCATGGTGAGTGAAATCGAAAACATTAGAGAATCAGCGATTTTATCAAAGGCTATCGAAGCAGTAGAATTCATAACACTGTTGACTCTTCCAATATTATTACCATTAGGTATTATGATAATATCCTCTAACGGGTATTAAGCAAGGTTGTGGCGTAAAGGAATATGTCACAAAAAAAGATAGAACACATCAAGGAACGATTAGAGTTAATCACACTCTGTTCTATCTTTGTGCTTGCATTATTGGGAGTTAATCCACCAGCATGATTGAGTATATACAAAACATTATCGAGTTCTGTAAACAATTCCCAGGCTGGTCAGTTGCATTTTTCTTTTGTGGATATGTAATAGGGAGTGTATATTTCTAATATGGAATTTATAATCATATCAATTTTATCAATTATCGTGTCTGCATTGTATCTTAAGTATGCACCTATGCACGATTTACGTATGGCAATCTATAGTGCAGAAGATTTGAACGCTGCAATGAACGTAAGAAAATTGCAAAAGGAAGAAAATGAGTCTAGAAAAGAAAGCACTGCAAGTAGTTAATTTATCTCCAAGTGAATCAATAGTGGAGAAAATTGTCGAGGTTCACCCCATGAAACAAGTTGCAGTCATGTCAGTTGTCCAAGTCCTCGTATTCGGATTCATGTTATTGTCGTTTTGGATAATAGGACAATTTGTATGAGATATATAATATATACAATGGTTGTAATAACATTCTTTTACATTACAATTGGAGAAAAGGATAGAATGGGAACCCGTGCAATCATGAGAGAGAATGTTGTAGTATCGGGTGCATATATCCCTTCTTAGTATATATCCCCGCTGGGACATAATTATTTTATCATAGATTTCCCACATGTCTAGTGGGTTTTTTCAAAAAATTCAAAAAAATAAATATATAAAAACCCCCTTACAATATAAGGATTTTTGTGTATAATAGATACATGACTACTAAAAAACAAAATGAACACTATGTTAATAACAAGGAGTTCACACTAGCAGTCGCCGAGTTCAACGAATCAGTTAAACTTGCCGAAGAAAAGGGTAAAACACCCCCAAGAATGACAGAATACATTGGTGAATGTATCTATAAAATTGCGACTCGATTATCGACTCGTCCTAATTTTATCAATTACACATATAGAGATGAAATGATATGTGATGCAATTGAGAATTGTATTCAATATATCGGAAATTTCAACAGAGAGAAATCAGATAATGCATTCGCATATATCACTCAAATCTGTTATTATGCCTTCCTAAGACGAATTCAAAAGGAGAAAAAACAAGTCTTCATAAAACAACAGGCAACAGACGCAGCTGGTATGATTACTGATGCATTTAATACCATAGACGGAGAACACGACCCAACACTTATCAATACGAATGTTGAGTGGATGCAAGAGAATATGAATCGTGTCGACTATGAACCTCGAAAGTCAAGGAAATCAACAAAAAAGAAAACATCAAACTTAGAAAAATTTACTGAATGAAGATAGCATTACTGAATGATACCCATTGTGGTGTTCGTGGTGATATGATAGAAATGTCAAATTACCAAGGTCGATTTTATAATGAAGTGTTCTTCCCTTATTTGGACGAACATGACATTAAACACATAATACACTTAGGTGATTATTTTGACCGAAGAAAGTATATAAATTTTGCTTCCATGAAAGCAAATATCAAACACTTTATCGAACCTATGAATGAACGTGGTATTACTATGGACTTGATTCTTGGTAATCATGATACTTATTATAAGAATACCAATGAAGTCAATTCCCCCGAGTTGTTATTATATAACCAACCAAATGTGAATGTTATTCAAGAGTGTGAAGTAAAAGAGTATGACGGATTCAATATTGCACTTGTCCCATGGATTAATCCCGAGAACTATGCAGATGCAGTAGACTTTTTATTGTCTGCAAATGCAAGTTGGTGTATGGGTCACTTTGAGTTTGAAGGTGCATTAATGATGCCAGGCATGACGTGTCAACATGGACTTGACCATTCTTATGTAAAAAGATTTGAAAAAGTATTGAGTGGACATTTCCACCAAAAATCTGAGTTTGCAAATATCAGATATCTTGGTTCTCAAATGCAATTTACTTGGTCAGATTATGGAGATAACAAATACTTCCATATCTTTGATACTGATACACAAGAACTTTCACCTATTCTAAATCCAATTACAATGTTTGAAAAGGCATTCTACAATGACGAGAAAGAAACTTTTGAAACTATTAGTAATGCAGATTATGAAAAATATAAAGGTAAATTTGTAAAAGTTATCGTAGTGAATAAAGAAAACCCATATTGGTTTGATACATTCTTAGATAAATTACATTCTGCAAATCCACTACACGTTGCAGTTGTAGACGATAACAAACATATGGATTTCTATGGGGACGATGATATAGAAGATATCGAAGACACCCTAACTATATTAAACAATTATATTGACGGACTTGAAATACAAGGAAAGAAAAAACCACTTTCCGATTTAATGACTTCTTTATATAATGAGGCTTTGGACGAACATAACTATCTATGATAAATTTTAAGAAAGTAAGATATAAGAACTTACTATCCAGTGGAAATAAATTTACTGAAATACAACTAGACAAACACCAAACAACACTTATCTTAGGTGATAATGGTGCTGGTAAATCTACACTTTTAGATGCATTGTGTTTTGGTTTGTATGGTAAAGGATTTAGAAATCTTAAGAAAGACCTTCTAATCAATTCTGTAAATGGTGGAGGACTCATAGTAGTCGTAGAGTTCTCTATTGGTAGGAAACAATACAAAGTAATTCGTGGTGCAAAACCAAACAAATTCGAACTATATGTCAATGACGTGTTGGTCAATCAAGATGCAACAGTCAGAGATTATCAAGAACACTTAGAAAAGAACATACTCAAAATGAGTTATCGTTCCTTTACTCAAGTTGCAATCCTCGGGTCGGCAAACTTTACACCTTTCATGCAATTAAAGGCAGTTGAAAGACGTAAACTTGTAGAAG